AGCACCACCCAGCGTGGCAACTGCACCAGCCACCTTTAAGATATGAACTGGATCTTGAGTTATGATCCATTTGAAATTATCACTAAACGATTTAAAAATTTTATCCACTGAGTCTAGTATTTTTAACGCAACATCTTTAAGATAATTTACTAGCGTAGAGAAGGAATTAAAAATACCTGTAACAGCTGCAGTCAATAGATCCAGAGTACCCATAAAAACAGGACCAACATATTGAAGTAATGGCTGCAATGCGTTGAATAGACTGACAAGTATTTCTTTCAAATTGGTAAATGCGCTTAATAATATATCTTTTATGTATGGGGCTATTAACACAATGCCTTCTGTAACTTTAACTAAGAATTCTTTTGTGGGGGGAATTAAAGCTAGTAATACATCTTTTATGGCTCCCAAGGTAGGTAGTAATACGTCTTTTAGAGTGCTTAAGAACATGGGTATTTTATCAATTAATGACAAATATATTTCCTTGATATAACTTGCTAATTGGGTAATAAAAGGCATTATAGGAGGCAGGTTTGTGAGTATAATTTCAGTTAATTTCGCAATGCCGCCAAAAAAAGAATCCACTATAGTAGGAATATTTTTAATTATGTACATTAAGAATTCTTTAACATCTTTAATTATGGGTAAAATTATATCACCTATGGCTTTAAGAATAGGTGAAACATATCTCAATACAGTGTCCACTAGTTTTACTATGTTTTCAGCAACCGCTTTTAACAGAGGCAGGATGATGGTAGAGATGGCTTTGCCTGCACTTTCAATGGCAGGTGGCAATACTTTAACGAGAAAATCGCCAATGGAAGGCAGCACATCTTTAATGAAAGCAGCTAATTTATCTAAGTTTTTTAAAAGTAAGAATATAACAGCAACACCACCAACAGCAGCAATTGCTGCTATTAGCACTCCCCATGGACCTGCACCGCCAACAAGCCCCCCTAAAAAGTCACCAGCAGCACCAGCCAATCCAGTCTTCTTGCCGCCAGGAGCAGCTTGCATAGATACCGATCTAGACATGCTATCCGAAAATACCTTTTTTAAGCTTCTTAATACATCACGGGAAATAGATTCTATCCTAACAGTAATACCATTTTTCTTTAAGAAAGTTTCTTGCTTTTTTTGAATATCCTCTTGCTTCTTGTTAATGTCTTCAAATTTTTTATTAAACTCTTTTGAATATATTTTAGCTATCTCTTTTATTCTTATTTGCTCTTTGTTTGTCGGTTTGTTTTCTGCATTCTTATCTTTTTTATTGTCTTTTTCAGGCATAGTAGCCTGTATATTTTGAAGACTTGTATTTACCTTAGCTAATTCGGTCAAAAATAGCTGAAACTGTTGAGGATCCATAAGCTATTAATACTTATGAATAAAACTTAGGATTAATATTATTCTTTTGTAAAAAATGATGTGTCTAAGGATATAGTAACATCTTTGCCATCAACTAGTACCTTTAAAGGTTCAGATTCTACAGCTCTTATTTTAGCGATACTCTCAATAAGTGTAGAAGTAACAGCCATGGGCAAATTTTCTACAGTTTCAACCTTTTGTTGAATACTAAGAACATTAAATTTCACTTCTTCTACCTTACCATCTACTGTAAGTTTAATAGAATCTATGAACTTAATAATTTCATAAATGTAAATTTCACCGATTAAATCTTTGACTTTTTCTTCTTCTTTACTCTTTTTATTCTCTAAAACTTTTTTACATTCTAAATTAATCTTATAATCTTCTTCTAAAGTAGGCACTCTAGTTGTAATATCTAGACCGGGAAATGATAGTGTTTCAGCAAGCTTACTAGTATCAATAGCATTTTTTTGATTTAAATTTTCAGCAAAATCGAACGTTGTTTTATTATCTTCGGCAGTAAACTTAGTACCTAGAGAATTAGCTCTTAAAGCTAATAAAAAGAGAGGCTTATCTAAAATAGTAAGATTAAGCTTACCTTGGATGTTTTCTTTTACAATTTCACTTGTAGCGATTGCAAATGTAATGGGTGAAAGCACGACATCAAGAGCTGTTTTAATAATATCTTTTTGTTGCTTAATAGTAAGAGGTGTAAGTGCTACTTCAGAATTAGCAGTTCGTGCGAAAGACTGGACTTTATTGTTTGCAGCTATTTGCTTAAGCTTGTCTAATACAAAATTGTTACTCATTTTAATAATTTATTCAAAGACTATTGTTTTCCAGGCATTAAAGGCATACCCTGTTGTTTAGGTTTTTTAGCCAACTCATCTTGTTTCTTAAGTTCGTCTTCGAACAGTCTAAGTAACAACACATTCTCTACAAAAGTATTGTTGTCAATATATTCCGGAGTATAATGCATTTTTGATACCATGAAATATTGCATTTCGTAAATATTTTTTAAATTAGCTCTAAAGAGTAATTTTAAAATTTCTAATAAAGAGCTATCAAACGGATTTAAGTTGACATTTTCGTTTATAGAGGGTAAGGTAAAAACTAATTCATTAAAGACGTTGACTAGATTTTCATAGAATTTTTTAATATCGAAAATTATATTAGCGGGTAGAGTTTCAATAATTTCTTTTTTAAGACTGCTTTCAATTTCACTAAAATTTAAAATAGAGTTATCTATCTCAACGCTCTTAATAACCATATCAGTGAGATCTAACAAATTGTTAATAACAAAAGATGAAGGTAATTCGAGTTTTATTTTAATATTATCATGTTCTATAATTTTAGTAGTATCATGACTAAAGTTTAAGCATTTATTTAAAAAATCTTTTAACGGAACTTTAAAATTTTTATTTTTTTCAAATATTTCTAGCTCCGGTGATACATTTACTGCTCTTAACAATACTAAAATACAAAATTTATCATAATTACAAAGCTGTTTTAAGTTATCTTTATCTTCTAAATTGTTTCTTAGTATTTCATCGAAAAACGTTTCTATAAAAGTATTATTATTAGATAATATGTATTTGTTTAAATCTCTAAATTGATTAAAGGTAAGCTCTTTAACCTTAAAAGATTTTTTTAAGACTGGTGACTCGTAATTTAGATAAAATGACATTATAAGAATCCTAAAGGATTTATACTTCCGATACCATTTTGGAAACTGGTAACTCGAGGTATAGCTCCATTAGCTATTCTATTAACTATATCTGCAATAGGCAAGTAAAGGTTATTTTCAACCGTGTAATTAGTGTAAGTCCACCTTGTGCTATAAGTAGTAAGCTTTTCTTCAGTGTAGTCTAAACTCTGTTCCGAGACTTGATAGGGCATACAATTATAGAAGTTAAAGACTTTTCTAGGAATCATAGAAATACCATTGTATGTTCTTGTATACTCTAAAAGTGTCATATTAACTTTCATATTTTTTAGATCTTTAAAGCCTGCGACGTCGCCAGGACGAGCAGTCATACCATAATGAGAACCTAGAATAACCCAAGGTCTTAAAACAAAGTCAATGAATGATGTATTTGTTTCACGAAAATCTATTACCAAAGAAGGAAACTCTGTTTCGCGACCACCTCCTAAAATACCGGGTAAAAACCCTCTATTATTTGCTACAGAAGTTGTATTAATTGCGAACTGTTCTGTAGGAATTGTGATTGCGTGGGCAAATAAACAACCTACTATTTTCTGTAAAGGAAAACTATTTAAAATAGTTGCTGCTGTAGTAATATCAAACCCCTTTTTACCACCGTCTGTTCTTTCTAAACCTTGAATAATGTTAGTTCTTAAAGCTCGTGGGTAATTATCTATAACTATAATCCATTGTGTAGAATTAGGAATAGAAGTAAACCATGACTCCATTTGAACCAAGAAATAATCTCTTGGACTTATTAAAGGAACGCCCGGTATATTGAAGCCAAATAGATTAACTACTTGAGGAGCAAAGGAAGGATTTTGACCGTTAACTAATCCAGTAAAATTCTGGCCAAGCGAGTTTAGTGCGCTGGTAAACGGATTGTTCACCTAATTATTTAGATCTCTAATACAGATTAGCTAAGTTTTCTCCAGTAATGATAAGATACTGTAGCTGTAAATTCGATTGTTTCACCAGTACCAGTAGCAATATTATACTGTAGCGGACCAACATTTCTAACTGAAACACCAACTAATTGATACTGACCAATTGAGTTAAGTTGATTATCAAGCTGCACTAAATCAATGATAGCTGTTTGCTTAGGAGCAAAATAGTTACCAGTAGATGTACCGTCATTAAAGATATCAGTTGACCACTGTTCAAACTTTTGACGAATTTGTGATTGTGCATCAGCATAAAATGTTAAATCATATGCTTCACTACCTGGATAGGTTGCATTACCAGGCAAATTAAAGTTTAATCCCATATAAGGTACAGCGATATTAGAAATTGCGCGAGCAGGTAAAGTAGCTGTCTTAACATACACTAAATCGTTCTGATCAAATGTTACTGTACTTGCTCCTCCGGTATTAATTGATAATACTCTAAAATTAAAATCACGTGCGAATTCGCGATTTTGTGCTACCGTGTAAAAGTCTGTAATTAATTGATTTACGTCTGCCATAGAATTATTTATTAGTTAGTTGTATTTAGGTAACTATCTCCTGGAAGTTTGTTCCTGTTCTAGTTGCATAAAAGTTGCAAAGTATATACTCTGCAGATCTAACTGGCTTGATATAAACATCGATTACAACTGTATTATCATCAATAATTGCAGGTGTATTGTTACGTTCGTCACAAATTAATAGATAATCATATATACCTTGTGTATTCTTAGCATTATCATAGATTGGTGTTAAGCTATTAATAATTTGCGTTCTTGTAAAGAGTGTATTCGGTTCAAACAAGAAGTATTTAGCTGTATCTCTTGTTGCTGTTTCAAGATTTAAGAACAATCTGCGAACATTAATTCTATCAAACGCGCTAGGCTTCTTTTGTAATGTCTTTTGACCAAAGATTACAAACCCTTCTGATGGGAAGAACGCTACAGGGTTTAAATTAATCTTATAAAGCTGATCGCGCTGCTTTTGCTTAGGATATAGACCGATATCTACTACACCAGTTAGTGTACCGCGTGAGAAACCTGCGGGCGCATACCAAGGCTGGAAGTTACTATCGGTTAATGCCATTGTAGCAGCTGCAAATCCAGAGAATGGTACCCAAACTTGCTGATTTGAATATATGTCAGCAACTTTAGCACAATTTGCAAATGCACAAGCATAACTTGTATCAATACTTGAAAATTGATTTTTTAGTGGCCAGTAAATGTTATTGGAGAATGAATTTGTATTTAAATCTAATGTCTTTACATTTGAACCTTGTACAAATATATTTGTAATAGCATCAGCAATAAACAAATGATCTTTTCTATTCTCTGTAAGATTTAAGAACGGTGCAATTGCAGCGTTATAGCGTGTTACTGCAACAGATTGTGAGGATGGATTCTGTACTGTTAGCTGATCAGTCAATTCATCGAACGGTGCGGTGTCATCGAAATATGTATATGTAGAAGGATTAAATGAATTTACATAAATTGTACCTAATCCAGCTTCGAGTGTTAAATTAATAGGATAAAGATCTACGTTATTAAGCTTTTCTGTTGCAGTTGTAAGCTTGGTAGGTACATCACCAATAATTTTTGTAGAGAGATCTTGATTATCGAAATCACCTAATGGGTAAAGAGCGTTTGTGCTACCTAATTGAAGAAGTAACGATGCAACATTACCAGAAGGCGCTCCTACACGTGTTTCATATTCACTGCTCGTTTCGTTTGCAAAGGGAGTAGCGAGGGCATCAGTTAAGAAGCGAACCTTCTTTAATGGTACTCCGGAAAGATCAAGCCAAGTAGAACTATTTTTATTAGCAATGTAAGGATTAACTATAACAGTAGTACTTGTTGATGTATTGTTTGATTGCTCGATAAAGAAGCTATTAGGCTGACCACCGTTTTCATTATTAATTTGTCTATTTGAATCAAGAGAAGCTGTATAACCTTCTTGTAAGACATAATCAAGAGCAATGGTATCAGGTGAAAATACTGATTGACAGAGTTTAAATACACCGAGTGCAATTGTATCATCAAATTGATTAGAAGAAATATCAAATGAAGGTATATTTTCTATAACCTCTGAAACACTACCCTGTAAACCAGCTGAATCAGCAGAGAGAGTAAAGTTTAAGCGAACCTGAGGAATGTCAACGTAATTGGTATTACCGTAAACTGCTGTGGTGTCATTATTAACTGTAAAAACTTTATTTACATCGTTAAAAGGTGTAGCGGGATTAAGATTGGTGTTATCGATAATTCCAATATATGTTCCTTCGAACTTAGTATTAATGGTTGATTGTGCTTTATTTAGTAGAATCATTCCTGCACCGCTAAGCTGTGCAATAGTTGTAAAGTAAGGTACTGTTCCTGAATTACTATCCCAATTAAATCCGTCGCCTCTTAGAATCGAAAGATACTCGGCATGTGTAAGTTTAAGGTGGGTAGGTGTGCCAAAGAAATAACGAGCATCAGTTTTTGTTAAATCGTATGTTACATATCCAGTTGACGGGCAATAAACTTTGACAGGATACACTAAGGCACTGTATTCATCGCTTGTATCAACACCAGCACCAGCCCCATATGGTAAGCGGTAAACTAAAACATTTGCAGGGGAATTTAATACTGCTTTAACTGTATGGTAAAAATATCTTTCGGCACCATTTGTAGGTATACCGAATATTTGCTCAAATTCTGATAGCGATGAAACGCTAATTGGTTCAGAAGAAGGACCTTTAGCTGCAAAACCAGGTATAAATACTGTTGTTGCTGGTGTTCCAACATTATTTAACGATAAATCGACTTCTTGAATTTGTACACCAGGACTTTGAATTGTGCGTGCCATATAAAATATTTATACTTTTTCGGATGAAACTTTTTAATTTTTAGAAATTATCTATCTGTTCGACTAAAGATACTAAAAGCTGTGAATATTCAAAGGTAAAGGTTGTTTCCAATTCTGTACTGTCTCTATTGTTAAAATT